ATACTTAACAGAATTGAAGAAGAAGAAAACTTGCTTGAGGGTAAAACACCTGAAGAGGCAAAGGAAAAAACTTTTAAAGGATTCGCAGAAAGTAGATCTAAATAATGTACGAGCAAAGTTTAGTTAAGACAGTTGAGCCAGTTAAGAAAACTACTATCAGTAGACTTAACAAAGGTAAGAAGTGGAAATACGGTTACGACAAAGAACACGATATTATAGTGTTGTCTCATAGTGGACAAATAGGTGAGATAATAGAAATACAAGGACTAGTTATTGCGCTACCAAAAGCTCCTAAAGAAGTATACAAAGATCCGAAGAACAAATGGGTGAAATTCGAGTATCCCAAGGAGTTGCAGAGAATTAAAAATATATTCGATTGGAGAAACTATCCGGAAAGCAGTAAAGAAAAATGGTACGATTATATAGATGAAGAGTTCAAAAGAAGGGAAGAAGGATTCTGGTTCACGAATAATGGTAAACCAACCTGGATAACAGGTACGCAATACATGTACTTACAATGGAGTAAAATTGATGTAGGTGCTCCAGATTTTAGAGAGGCAAACAGATTATTTTATATATTCTGGGAAGCTTGCAAAGCAGACAAAAGATGTTACGGAATGTGCTACCTTAAAAATAGACGTTCTGGATTTTCTTTCATGTCTTCAGCGGAAACAGTTAATTTAGCCACTCTTGCAAGTGATAGTAGATATGGAATACTATCTAAATCAGGAGCTGATGCTAAAAAAATGTTTACCGACAAGGTTGTACCTATATCAATTAACTATCCATTCTTTTTCAAGCCTATCCAAGATGGTATGGATCGTCCTAAGTCCGAGCTTGCTTATCGTGTACCTGCTAGTAAGTTTACACGAAAAAAGATTACAGCTAATGAAAAGCTGGAAGACATAAAGGGATTAGATACTACTATAGATTGGAAAAACACTGGAGACAATAGTTATGATGGTGAGAAGCTAGCTTTACTAGTTCATGATGAATCTGGTAAATGGGAGAGACCCGATAATATTTTAAACAACTGGAGAGTTACAAAAACATGTTTACGATTAGGTAGTAGGATTATTGGTAAATGTATGATGGGTTCAACTTCAAATGCTTTAGATAAAGGTGGAGAAAACTTTAAAAAATTATACAATGCCTCAGATGTCACCAAAAGAAATAGAAATAGTCAGACAAAGTCTGGCTTATACTCTCTTTTTATCCCAATGGAATGGAACTATGAAGGATTTATTGACGAGTACGGAATTCCAGTCTTTACTAACCCTAGTATCGACAGATTCACACCAGACGGTGAACTAATAGACGTAGGTGTAATAGATAACTGGCAAAATGAGGTTGATGGTTTAAAAGACGATCAAGATGCTTTAAACGAGTTTTATCGTCAATTTCCTAGAACTACAGAGCACGCGTTTAGAGACGAGACTAAAAACAGTATATTTAACTTAGTTAAACTATACGAACAAATAGATTACAACGAAGAAATGGTTAGGACCTTAGGGATTACAACCGGTAATTTTCAATGGGTAAATGGAATTAAAGATTCACAGGTAATATTTTATCCAGATCCAAAAGGTAGATTTAAAACTAGTTGGGTTCCACCTCAACAACTGCAAAACAGAGTAATACTTAAGAACGGAATAAAGTACCCGGGCAACGAGCACATGGGTGCTTTTGGTTGTGATAGTTACGACATATCAGGTACAGTAGATGGAGTTGGATCAAAAGGAGCTTTACACGGTTTGACTAGGTTTAGTATGGAAGACGCACCAGCTAACAGTTTCTTTTTAGAATACTTATCAAGACCACCTACAGCAGAGATGTTCTTTGAGGACGTTCTAATGGCTTTAGTATTTTACGGGATGCCTATACTCGCAGAGAACAATAAACCTCGTCTCTTGTATTACCTGAGGCGTAGAGGATATAGAGGGTTTAGTATGAATAGACCTGACAAGATATGGAATAAGTTATCTGTAGCAGAAAAAGAAGTAGGTGGTATACCTAACTCCTCAGAAGACATTAAACAAGCTCATGCAGCAGCGATTGAGATGTATATTCAAGATCACGTTGGAATAAAGCAAGATGGAACGTTTGGTGATCTGTATTTCAATGAACTGTTAAACGATTGGGCGAAGTTTGATATAAACAAAAGAACAAAGCATGATGCGTCTATAAGTTCTGGTTTAGCTATTATGGCTAACAATAGACATTTATACGCACCAAACGCTAAGGTTGAAAAACAACAACTAAATTTAAACATTTCCAAGTATAGTAATACTGGAAGTAATTCACAAATAATCAAATAATAAATATGGCAGAGTCTGGCATTAAAAGTTATTTTCCAAGTCAAACAGTAAGTGATGCTGAAAAGCTAAGCTATGATTATGGTTTGAAAGTAGCTAAAGCTATAGAGCAAGAATGGTTTAATAACGATAGAAGTGTTAACAAGTACAAGTCTAATAATAATGATTTTCATAATTTAAGATTATATGCTAGAGGTGAGCAATCTATACAAAAATATAAGGATGAGTTGTCTATAAATGGTGATTTGTCCTATTTAAATTTAGACTGGAAACCAGTTCCAATTATTTCTAAGTTTGTGGATATAGTTGTAAATGGAATTGCTGAAAGAACATATGATATAAAAGCATTCTCACAATCTCCAAATGGAGTTGAAAAAAGAACAGAGTACATGGAGGGGATTATGCGTGACATGGCTATGGAGGAGTTTGATAAAGAAGTAGACCAAAAGTACGGTATAAACATGAGAGAATCTGGCATACCAGAGTTACCAGGTTCGGAAGAAGAACTGGGTATACACATGCAGTTAACTTATAAGCAAGCCGTAGAATTGGCTGAAGAACAAGCTTTAAATGTTTTATTTAATGGCAACAACTACGAGTTAATAAAGAAAAGATTTTATTATGATTTAACCGTGTTAGGCATTGGTGCTGTTAAAACATCTTTTAACACCTCCGAGGGTGTTACCATTGATTATGTTGACCCTGCTAATTTAGTTTATTCATACAGCGAATCACCGTATTTTGAAGATATATACTACGTAGGTGAAATTAAAACTATTCCAGTAAACGAATTAGCAAAACAATTTCCACATTTAACAGAAAGTGATCTTGAAGATATAATGAAAAACAAATCTAATAATAGATCTAATTATAACTCAACTCACACTTACGATAAAGAAGATAGCAATACTATTCAAGTTTTGTACTTCAATTATAAAACCTACATGAACGAGGTTTATAAGGTAAAAGAAACTGGAACTGGTGCTGACAAAATTATACCTAAAGACGATTCGTTTGACCCTCCAAAAGATAAGGAAGGTGGATACAGTAGAATGTTAAGGTCTATAGAGTGTTTATATGATGGCGCTATGATTTTAGGTACAGATAAGTTACTTAAATGGGAAATGGCTAAAAATATGATGCGCCCTAAAAGTGATTTTACTAAGGTTAAAATGAATTACAGTGTTGTTGCTCCTAGGATGTACAACGGTAAAATTGATTCATTAGTAAGACGTGTAACTGGTTTTGCTGACATGATTCAATTAACTCATTTAAAGCTACAGCAAGTAATGTCAAGAATGGTTCCAGACGGTGTTTATTTAGACGCTGACGGTTTGGCTGAGGTTGATTTAGGTAATGGAACAAACTATAATCCACAAGAAGCTTTAAACATGTTTTTTCAAACTGGATCTGTGATAGGTAGAAGCTTTACATCAGAAGGTGACATGAACCCAGGTAAAGTACCTATTCAAGAAATTACATCTGGATCTGGTGGAAATAAAATGCAAGCTCTTATTGGTAATTACAATTACTATTTACAGATGATAAGAGATGTAACCGGTCTTAACGAGGCTAGAGATGGTAGTACTCCTGATACAAACGCTTTAGTTGGTGTTCAAAAGTTAGCCGCAGCAAACTCTAATACCGCTACAAGACACATATTACAAGCTGGACTATTTCTAACAGCAGAAACAGCAGAATGTTTATCGCTTAGAATATCTGATATTATAGAATACTCTCCAACTAAAGATGCATTTATACAAGCAATTGGAGCTCACAATGTTGCTACGTTAGAAGAGATGTCAGAGTTACACTTATATGATTTTGGTATATTTATAGAGTTGCAACCAGATGAAGAAGAAAAAGGTAGGTTAGAAAATAACATACAAATGGCTTTGCAGCAAAAAAGTATAGAGTTAGAAGATGCTATTGATCTTAGAGAGATAAAAAACATCAAACTAGCTAACCAACTTCTAAAGATACGTAGGAAGAAAAAACAACAAATGGATAGGCGAATGCAGATGGAAAATATCCAAGCCCAAACCCAATCTAATTCTCAATCAGCAAAAGAAGCTGCTCAAATAGAAATGCAAAAAAACCAAGCATTAACTCAGTCAAAATCTCAATTATTGCAATTACAAGCTCAGATGGACGAGCGTAAAATGGCTCAAGAAGTGACTAGTAAACAACAGTTAATGCAAATGGAGTTTGAGATGAACATGAAACTAAAACAGATGGAGATTCAAGTTATGATGGGTAGAGAATCAGAAAAAGAAAATAGAAAAGACGCTAGAACTAAAATTCAAGCAGATCAACAATCGGAACTTTTAGATAGAAGAAATTCTCAACAAAGCCAGATGATTGATCAAAGAAAGATGGGAAAACCACCTAAAAACTTTGAGTCCGCAGGTAATGATACCTTAAGTGGGGGATTTGATTTAGGTTCGTTTGACCCTAGTTAGAATTTATTAATTATTATTATATTATATTATGGAAGAAAAAAATGAAAACGTAGTCGAAGAGACTACCCAAGAAACAACTGAACAAGTTGATGAAAGTAAATTTGAATCTGCTGATGACGATAGCGTTATAAAAGTAGACTTAAGTAAACCCCCAACACCAAAAGAAGATGAGGTTAAAGAAGATAACGCTGACGACAGCGGAGTGGTTGCAGAGTCTGAAGATGCCGAGCCCACACAAGAACAAGAAGAAATACAACCGGAAGCTGAAACACAAGAAACTCCAGTATTAGAAGAAATTACTGAAGATGAAGTTGAAGAAGTTGAAGAGCAGGTTGAAGAAGCTATAGCGGAAGCTGAAGCTACTGGAAAACCACTACCAGAAAACATTCAAAAGTTAATGGACTTTATGGAGGAAACTGGAGGTGATTTAAGTGATTATGTTAAGCTTAATCAAGATTATTCAAAATTAGATGATCAAAATCTATTGTACGAATACTACAAGCAAACAAAACCTCATTTAAATAACGAAGAAATTAACTTCCTTATGGAAGACACATTCTCTTACGACGAAGATGTAGACGACGATAGAGATATACGTAGAAAGAAATTAGCGCTTAAAGAGCAAGTTGCCAGCGCTAAAAGCCACTTAGACGGGCAAAAGTCTAGATACTATGAAGAGATTAAAGCTGGATCGAAACTCACAACTGAGCAACAGAAAGCAGTTAATTTCTTTGATAGATACAACAAGGAGTCAGAAGCAACTAACAAAGCAGTTGATAGTAATCGAAAAGTTTTTGAACAAAAAACTAACAATCTTTTCAACGATAAGTTCAAAGGTTTTGAATATAATGTCGGTGACAAGAAATATAGATTCAACGTAAACAACGCTGAGGAGGTTAAAAATAACCAAAGTAATATAAGTAATTTTACCAAAAAGTTTTTGGATAAGAACTCTGCTTTAACAGACGCTAAGGGTTATCATAAATCTCTATACACGGCAATGAATGCAGACGCTGTTGCAAAACACTTTTACGACCAAGGTAAAGCCGATGCTATGAAAAATAGTATGGCTAAAGCCAAGAATGTAGATATGAATCCAAGACAAAGTCATGGAAAAATTGAAGCAGGTGGCATGAAGTTTAAGGTGTTAGGACAAGATTCTTCTGATTTTAAGTTTAAAATTAAAAACAATAAATTTAAAAATTAAAAAAACAAAATTATGGCAATTACTGCAGGAGGTACTTTGAACAATACACCAGCTTCACAAAAGCAAACGTTAGCTTCAAATTACATAGACTTTACAAGTGGGACCAACGATTGGTCTCAACAATATTTACCAGATCTTATGGAGCAAGAAGCTGAAGTGTTCGGAAACAGAACAATTTCAGGATTTCTTTCACAAGTAGGAGCTGAAGAGGCAATGTCGGCTGATCAAGTCGTATGGTCTGAGCAAGGAAGATTACACGTATCGTGTATTGGTTCACTTGTATCAAACACAAACATTTTCACTGTAGTTAGTGATTCTGACGGTAATGTTTCTGGTGACGGTTACGTTATCGCTAATCACGGTATGAGGTTATATGACGTATGTTTAGTAGCTAACGCTGGTTGGTCAGGAACTGGTCAAGTAGTTTTAGTTAACGGCGCGGCTGTTACTATCCAACCTTATGCTGAAGAAACTTGGGCTGACGCACCTTTCCACGGATCAAGTGCAACTTTAGCAAACACTACGGTTGTTGTTATTGGTTCTGACCACGATAAAGGTTCAACTGGCTTAGGAGGTATTACACAAGGTACTGGTACAAATAAAGCTATCAAACCAACTCACGTATCTCACTCTAACAAACCAATGATCATGAAGGATTACTATGAGATCTCTGGGTCTGATGCTTCACAAGTTGGATGGGTTGAAGTTTCTGGTGAAGAAGGTCAATCAGGTTACTTATGGTACTTGAAAGCTGCTGGTGATACTAGAGCTCGTTTTAATGATTACGTAGAAATGATGTGTATTGAAGCTGAGAAGTTAAATGCTGAATCCCACATTGTAGATGCTGGTGGTACTAATGACACTGCTTATAGTGCTAGAGCTACTGCAGGTTCTGAAGGATTATTCTCTGCTATTGAGGCAAGAGGTAATTTAACTTCTGGAGTTACTGGCGTTAATGCTGCTACTGATTTAGCTGAATTTGACGCTATCTTAGCTGAGTTTGACAAGCAAGGAGCTATTGAAGAAAACATGATGTTTGTAAACAGAGCTACTTCGTTAGCAATGGATGACATGCTAGCTTCTATGAATTCTTACGGAGCTGGTGGTACTTCTTACGGAGTATTTGACAATTCTGAAGACATGGCATTAAACTTAGGTTTCTCTGGTTTCAGAAGAGGTTCTTATGACTTCTACAAGTCTGATTGGAAATACTTAAACGATAGCGCTACAAGAGGTGGTATTAATACTGCTGCAACTTCTGACGCAATTCGCGGGGTTATTGTTCCAGCTGGAGTTTCTTCAGTTTATGATCAAAACCTAGGAAAGAATCTTAAACGTCCTTTCTTACATGTTAGATATAGAGCTTCTCAAACAGAAAGCAGAAAAATGAAGACTTGGACTACTGGTTCAGTTGGAGCTGTTACTTCTGATTTAGATGCAATGCAAATGCATTTCTTATCTGAAAGATGTTTAGTTACACAAGGTGCTAACAATTTCATGTTAATGAAATAAGCATTATTTATTAAAGAGTCGGGGCTTCGGCCTCGACCCTTTTATTTTTATTAATTTATATTATATTATATTATGGCTAAAAAAGCTAACACAAAGAAGGTTGAGGTAGAACCTCAAATCGAAACAATGGAAGAAGTGGTTACAGAATTTTTTGAAGAAACTGTAGTTGCAGAACCAAAAATTAAAAAACCGGTTATGGAAACTCCAAAACCAAAAAAAGATGGTTGGGAAATAAAAAATAGAACTTACTTTTTAAAAGGCAAGGCTAAAAGATCGCTATCAAGATCTATAAAAAGTTCTGATATATTTTTCTTTGATGAAGAAAAAGGATATGAAAGAGAAATCAAGTATTGTGAAAACCAAAGAACTTGTTTTGTCGATGAAATGCAAGGTGACCAAAGATTAGAACATATTGTTTTTAGAAGAGGAACTTTACACGTGCCTAGAGAAAAACAAACACTTCAAAAAATGCTATCTCTATATCACCCAGGTAGAAAACACATATATACGGAATACAAGCCTCAAATCGAAGCTCAAAGCGAAGTTGAAATTATAGAATTAGAAATAGCTGCTTTAACCGCTGCTCAAGGTTTAGATATTGATATGGCTGAAGCAGTGTTACGTGTTGAGAAAGGTTCTGAGGTATCTACGATGAGTTCTAAGGAACTTAAAAGAGATTTACTATTATACGCTAAAAGAAACCCAGGTTTGTTCTTAGAACTAGTGAATGATGAAAATGTTGTACTTAGAAACTTCGGTATTAAAGCAACTGAAATGGGTATATTAAAACTATCCGCAGATCAAAGAACTTTTTCATGGGGTTCTAATGATAGAAAGCTAATGAATGTTCCATTTGATGAACACCCTTATTCAGCTTTAGCCGCTTGGTTTAAAACTGACGAAGGTATGGAGATTTACTCCAATATTGAAAAAAGATTAAATTAATCTAACTGTAGATGCAGTCGCTCTACGGGGCGATTGCAAACTACAAATTAAAAAGAAATTATGGCGATAAGCATAGATAGAGTATATCAAAAAGTTTTAGCATTAGCTAATAAAGAACAGAGAGGTTACATAACCCCTCAAGAATTTAACTTATTTGCCGACCACGCTCAAATGGATATTTTTGAGCAATATTTTTATGACTTAGAACAAAGACAAAGAGCACCTGGTAACGAATTAGATTATGCTGATATAGTTACTAATCTTGAAGAAAAAATTAGTATGTTTGAAATACACAACGAAGCTGTTGGCACTTCAGCAGGGGGTGAGATACATCTTAGCACCAATCTTTTAGACTTATATAGATTAGGTGTTGTACAAGCTACTTACTCGGGTAAACCAACTAAGATTGCTGAACAAGTACAGTTAAATGAAATAAGTAAATACGAAAACTCACCACTAGGAGCGTGGACAGAATCACGACCTATATACTCTAAGTTTTCTACCGCAAGTATTCCAGTTGTAATTAAAATATATCCTATTCCTGCAAGTGCTAGCATTAGCTATATAAGAAAACCAAAAAAACCTAATTGGACATACTTAATAAGTGGAAGTAAAAATGCTCTGTACAATCCATCAGCAACTGATCACCAAGATTTTGAATTGCACTCTTCTGAAGAGAACAACTTGGTGTTAAAAGTATTACAATTAGCTGGAATATCAATTAAGGATTTCCAATTAACTGGAGTAGCAACACAGGAAGAAATGAAAGGAATACAACAAGAAAAAAGATAATAAATGGGATTAATAAAAGATACGCAAAACACATATTATAATGGTAATGATTTTGGGGGTTATCAATTTATATCGTTAGATGATATTATAACTCAATTTGAAATTGCTTATGTTGGAGAGAACAAGATAATACCAAAAATAAAAAGAGCTGACATTGCTTTTCACGCTATGAGAGCTTTACAAGAATTATCCTTTGATACATTTAAATCTGTAAAAGCTCAAGAAATAGTGCTACCACCATCATTAACAATGGTACTTCCTCAGGATTACGTAAACTATACTAAGTTATCTTGGGTTGACTCAGCTGGTATAAAACATCCTTTATACCCAACAAATTCTACTAGCAACCCTTTTCAAATAAAACAAGAGGACAATGGAGATTATTTCTTTGGAGAAGAATATGAGAGATTAGCAAACTTTGACTTTAGTAATCCACTAGCTAATACTTGGTATTTTACTTCTCCCGCAAATTCACACGCGTGGAGTGGTATTTATTTAAACGACCCAAAAAATACTAAAAATTATTTTACTTATATTCCTGATACTGTTGGATTAAATGATGGAGAATTAGAATTTGGTCTTCTTTGGAATAGAGCTAATGTGCTAGGTGGTAGTAAGTCTTACGGCGCTTGGCAACGCGTGGATACTTCGTTAGATGAAACTTTAGAGTTAAGAGCATCAGCAACATCTGCAGCGCAAATTTTAGATAGCACTACTTTAATATGTGATTATGGTATCGTAAGAGTTGGTATCACTACAACTGATCCAGCTGTTGGGTGGAACGGTTTAACCGCAAATTTCACAAATTCTTTTCACCCTATAAACCCTTCACCTAATTACGATCCAACTCTAATGGATTTAGGTTACGTGGAGTGGAATGATGGTACTAGTAGCGAGAAAGAACTATTAGATATTGACGTGTCAAATCACGACGCGGTTTGGGTTTGGATAACAAGCACTTCCCCCTTTACATCAAACGCAGTTACGGCTGTTGCCACTGGAGCTCAAGGATCTTTAGTTGCTGACACCGCGGGCCCTGGAGTAGGCCCAATATCCCCAACATCCTCAACTTATAATACCCATCAAAAAAATACTGTAGACCAAGTTTCTATTATAACGCCTGGTAACATGCAGGCATTATCAAATGAAAACTTTGATGGAAATTCATCAACTTGGAACAACTACAAAAGCAATACTCCATCTGAAAATCAAGACGATTACCAAGACGATACTTATTGGCCAGCGAGTGGGGAAAGATATGGATTAGACCCACAACACGCTCAAGCTAATGGATCTTTTTACATAGACAATAGATTAGGAAAAATTAATTTTAGCTCTAATATTTCTGGAAAAACTGTGATCTTAGATTATATAAGTGATAGTCTTGGAAC